ACTTCCCCCTTTCTTTTTATGGAAACGGAAAACATCAAACGATTTGCCCGTCTGTTCAGGGGATTAGACAAGGCATACGGCACCTTTGATATCATCGATAAGGCCGCCAACGGTAAGGCCAAAGGTAAAGCTCGCATTGTTCGTGAACCACGGACCAGAGCTACCTTTGCAGCCCACTTGAACGGCGAACAAAGTGTCGGCATCATTCCCATCAACGAAGACAGTAAATGCTGGTGGGGAGCCATTGATGTTGACATGTATCCGTTGGACCACCCCAAGCTGGTCAAAAAAATAACCGCCCTCAACTTTCCTCTTGTCGTCTGCCGCAGTAAAAGCGGTGGAGGCCATATCTACGTATTTTTAAAAGAACCCGTGGCTGCTGAAATTCTTCAGAACAAGCTCAAGGAAATCGCTGGCGAAATAGGGTACGCTGATAATACTGAAGTGTTCCCGAAACAAATCCAACTGGTTCTTGAGCGCGGCGACATAGGAAACTTTCTAAACCTCCCTTACTACGACCATGAGAACGGACTGCGTTATGCTTTCAAGGAGAACGGCGAAGCGGCTACGCTGGAAGAGTTTCTGGATGCCGCCGAGAAAGCTGCCATAACGAAAGCTGAACTCGAAGCTATCCTGTCTCAGGAATCAGAGGCCGTAGACCAGCGTCTCAAGGAAGGGCCTCCATGCCTACAGGCTCTCATCCGTCACGGCTTCCCGGAAGGAACCAGAAACAACGGCCTCTTTAATGTTGGTGTGTACGTCAGAAAAGCTTTCCCCGACGATTGGGAACACAAAATACTTGAATATAACCAAGCCATGATGGACCCTCCCCTCGACCTGAACGAAGTCAACATCGTCGCGGAGCAACTGAAGAAAAAAGATTACCAATACAAATGTGCCGACCAGCCCATCTGCAATTTCTGCAACCGTGATCTCTGTCGAAGCCGCAAGCACGGTGTTGGGGGAGGAGCTAACACCCCAACGGTCGCCAACCTCAGAAAATATGACACGGAACCGCCTCTGTGGTTCCTGGATGTGAACGGCTCTCCGGTAGAACTGGACACACAAGCCCTCCAGAAACAGGACAGGTTCCAGATCCTTTGCATGGAGCAGATAAATTTTATGCCGCGCACCGTCAGCAAACCGGCTTGGGAAGCGCAGATGAATCTTCTTCTTACTTCTATGGTGGACACGGAAGGTGCGGTCATACAAACGCCCGACGACACCAGCATCAGAGGCCAGTTTTATGATCTTCTGGAGGAGTTTTCCACGCATATGCAGAGCGCTCTCGACAGGGAAGAGATCCTGCTTCGTCGCCCATGGACCAACGAAAAAGACAACCGCACTTACTTCAGACTTAAAGATCTCGAAGCTTATTTAAAGCGAAACAAGTTTTTTGAATACAAGTCCAATAAGATAGCCCAGCGTCTCAGGGACATTGAAGGTTATGCGGAGCAGCTAAAGATAAAAGGCCGCACCGTTCGATGCTGGTCGGTGCCCGCCTTCGCTCCTATTGAAGACGAATTCAGTTCCCATTTTGAAGACAAAGACGAGGAGATTCCATTTTGACTCAACCTCCACTCCACTGGTCCCGCGTTCTTAAAAATATCAGAGAAGAGTCCGGGATCTCTCAACGGCAGCTTTCGCGCAGATGCGGAATACCGCAGCGTACTATTGCGGAGTACGAGAACGTTACGAAGGCTCGCCACCTTTCCATTTACAGAGTAGAAAAAATTCTTCTGGCTTTGGGGTATGAACTTGAAGCGTTGTGGATTAACAGAGAATGCTGAGATACTTTGGCCCACCCGGCACAGGGAAAACAACCACGCTTCTCAATCAAGTGGAAAAGTTTATGTCTGAGGGAGTTTCGCCTAATGACATAGGCTATTTTGCGTTCACCCGTAAAGCAAGTAATGTAGCACGGGACAGGGCTGTAGCCCGCTTCAAATTAGACCCTGACGAAGACTTCACCTATTTCCGCACCCTGCATAGCCTCGCCTTCCTTCTGATGGGCTACAATTCGTCCGAGATTTTAAAAGAGTCCCATCTTAGAGAGTTCAGCGAAAAAGTTGGAGTGGACTTAACCACAGGCTCCGGGAAAATCGAAGACGAGGGTTTTATAATGTTCCGGTCGAATCATCCGGTCATGCGCTGTATGGATTTAGCGCGGTCCACGCTCCAAGGCCCGGAGGCTGCCTACCGGATCAGTAATCTTTTTATTGCCTTTTACGAATTCAACCACATCTTCGAGGAGTACGAGAAATTCAAAAAATACAATGGACTCAAGGACTTCACAGATATGTTGGTGGACTTGTCCGAAAACCCGTCGTATATTCCGCTTTTTAAAGTTGTTTTTCTGGACGAAGCACAAGACCTAACTCCTCTTCAATGGAAGATTGCACATTTTATTAATGAAAACACAGACCGTATGTTCATAGCTGGAGACGACGACCAAGGAATATATCGCTGGGCTGGCGCAGACATAAACCACTTCATAGGTCTTGAAGGCGGCTCCGAAGTTCTGGCCCAATCTCACCGCATCCCACGCAGCGTTTACCGCGTGGCAGATTCCATCACCCGACGTATAAAGAAACGACAGAAAAAGGATTGGTCGCCGCGCCCGGAAGAAGGGTCCGTGAGCCGAACTTACGACTTCTGGGGGATTGAGTTTGAAGAAGAAGAATGGCTCGTTCTCGCCCAAGCAAACTACATGCTCGATGAGGTAGCCCATCACCTGAAATCCAGCGGCCAGTTTTTTGAGCGGTACGGAAACCCCTCCCTCAGTAAGAAGATCCGCACAGCTATTTCATCATGGGACTACCTCAACTCCGGAACCAGCCGTGAGATTACGCACCGCGAAGCTCTCAACCTCTATGACCACATATCCGCCAGTGACGGGCAGTTGGAAAGGGGAGCCAAGAAGCTTTTAAAATCAGCCGATGAAAACGACTTCTTCAGCCTGTATGCGTTACGAGAAAGCTTTGGCCTTGAAGCGGAAGGTTCGTGGGATGTAGCTCTCGACAAGATCAGGGACGAGGACCGCGCCTACGCAACCGCTCTGGTAAACCGTGGCGTGGATCTGAATTCCAAACCCACAATAAAACTTTCCACGATCCACGGCGCAAAGGGAGGAGAGTCTGACAACGTTCTTCTTTATCTGGATCTGACGGGTAAGGCGCTGGAGGAGATGTCACGGAACCCCGACGATGCCTATCGTGTACTATATGTAGGGGTAACGCGCACCAAACAAAATCTTGTTCTGAAGCTCCCGGAAGATTCGCAAAGGGGTTGGCTGATATGAAAGTTGTTCTGGAAAGCCCTTACGGAGGAACCAACAAGGAACGCAACAGATGCTATGCTCAAAGATGTATGCACCATAGTCTGATGAATGGTGAATCACCCATAGCTTTTCATCTTCTTTACACACAGGTTCTCGACGATGACGACCCTCCCCAGCGTGAAAGAGGGATCGATCTGTCCCAACACTGGTACGCAGACGCTGATGCTGTAGCAGTATACATGGACTTTGGAATTACTAAAGGAATGCAACAAGGCATAGATCTGGCTAGAAAGCTGGGTCTTCCCGTTCAGATGAGGAGTATAATATATGAAGGGCTCGGATATACTGGAAAAGGCTTCCGAACTTATTGGAACGTCGCGAGCGAATCAGCACGGGAACATGTGGATAAACCATGAAAATATCGCCCAGCTATGGACAGGTTATTTGTGGCAGAAGCTTGGCAAAAACCACATTAGCGCCACGGATGTCGCCAATATGATGGAACTTTTAAAAATTGCCCGGAGAAAACTGGGAGATCTTAACGTAGACGACTATACGGACGGCGCAGGATACGCCGCAGTAGCATATGAGTGCAGGAAGCATGAAGAAGAATCTTAAAAAGCCCAAGTTTGGTATCAAGACCGAGTGGGTTCCCGTCGAGAAAATGCCGGTGACTCCTGACGGTATCAAGGAAATAGCGATAGATCTGGAGACCAAAGACCCACGGCTCAAGACCCAC